ATAGCCGATTACAGAACCCGAAGAAGTTACAAAGCCCGTAATTTTCAAGCCGTTACCCGCAGGTAAGTATGCACCTTGCTTGAATGTAACGCCACTCATACCACGTGCAGACAATACGTTCACGCCATTGATAGAGAATGAAGTAAAGACGGTGTCTTCTTGTGGGATAACTGCGTTGTATGATACGCCTGTAACCGTTCCCGAGCCATGACGAGTGAATGACCCGCCACCTGCGATGATGTCTGTTGAAGTACTCATGTTGTGTAGATTTTTTCTGTTAGTGTTGGTGTGTATTGTGTGCTACTAGTTGTGGTTTCTACTTTGAGAATACCTGTTTCGCATAGTGTCCCACCGCTTGTAGAGACGCTATATTCATGCTCTCCCTCTAAAAGAGTAGCAGTAGTACCCTCGATGAATTGAAATTGATTGTAGCGTTCTGTATGCGTTGAAACATCGCTCAAAGTTCTAGTGACTTGAGTGAATGTTTGTCGATGCGTAAAGGTGAAGACGTAAGACGATGCACTCGCAATCTCTGTGAGTGTCAAGTACCAATACTTCGTTTGACCTTTGTTGATAGTTAGCATCTTAAATGAATAGCATCAATAAAAAGATGTAACAAAAAAGGGAGAGCCAAAGCCCTCCCAATTCTGAAAACTAATATGAATCAAGAACAATTACAAATGTACGTTAAATCTTTAACGCAGTAACTACGCTAGATTGTAATTTGTAAGGTGCTTCCGCTTCGATTGCTGACAAAGTCACTTCGTAACCATTTGAATCACCCATAGCAGTTCCGCTATTTGCAACCATTGCAGTCACATCGCATCCATACTCGTTACCTACTAACCAATACGCATCGTTGTTGTCACGCACGATTGTGTACGTACGACCTTGAGCGAGAAGTTTCATCTCGTTGCGCTTAGTAGTAGACAAGCGACGCAATTTGAATGCTACGTCACATTGATTGAAAGTAGTACCGTTCTCGACGCTCACGTTTGTAGTGTTAGTCAATGAGCCAGTACCTTTAGGCAATTCATAAGTATAAACATCACCACTTACTACGGTGGTTGCAGTAACTTCGCCACTCGCAATAGTGAATTTTGAAGCATTCCACGAAATCAAGTGGATGCTCTTGATACCTCCGATTGAATCTTTACAATCTAGAGTGAAACCTTGAGTGAGAAGACAAGCCATTGTTTATGTTAGATTAGAGGGTGAAGTAAACGATTTCGGCAGGGTAAGCAACTTGAACACCGTATGCAAAAGTAGTACGGAAACGAACCTCGTCGTTGTCCTCAGAATACCACAATTTGTAAACTTCTTCTTCGTTTGCCAAGTCAGTACCTACAAAGAAGTTGCTCAAAGAACCCATAACCAATTTGTTAGTACCTGTCAAACCACCAACCGCAATCAATTTTACGTTTGTGCCAGGGTAAACCAACTCCATAGTTTGTGGCGCATCGGCAACGTAGTGATACAAGTTAGCGTTCTTCAAGTTTACAAGCATCAATTTGAAAGCATCAACACCCAAGAAGCAAACCAAGTCAGTTTTGGTAGCAACTCGTGCAGGTAACTGAGCATACATCTGGTCTAGAATATCGTCGATGTTTGTATTTGAAATTGAAGTGAAAGTAGTAGGGTTAGCATTTCCCAAAGTAGGAGAAGCGTTTGAAATTACTTTTACGAAACCATCGAAGCGGTTGATGTTAGGGTTGCCACTTGCGGTGTCACCTTGCCACATTGCAACTTCTAAAGTGTCGGCGATAACTGCAGATTTTTCTGCGCCGATTTGCTCTTCAAAAGGAATCATAGTAGGAGAACCTGGCATGATTTGGGTTTGCATCCACTTTGCTTCCAAAGTCTTAGGACACAAGGTTTCTTCTACTTTTACTGCACCAACGGTGATAGTACGCTGAGTGAAAGTAGTAGAACCGCTAGGGTTGTAACCACATCCGTCGGCTTGGAAGAAAACGGTAGAGTTCAGCAAGTTCAAAGTAGCGGAAGACTTAACGCCTACCTGTACTTGACCTGCGCTTTGCAAGGTTGAAGCGGTTTTAGAACCGAACAACGCTTTTACCAACAAGTCAGTAGACTGCTCATTGGTGTAATTGGCGAGAGAAGATACAACGAATCCCATAGTATTATTTTTGTTTTTTTATTTGGTTTATTTCTTTAATGCGTTTGCAAATTTCTTCAAGTTCTCGAACTGAGACTCTACTTTACTAGGTGTGTGAGGTTTCTTGGTAGGTTCGTCGCTTGGCAAGTCAATTACTTTCTCAACCAACTCAACTACTTTAGACATCGCTTCTTTGTGAGATGCTCTCTCGCTTACCAAAGACTCAATAGAAGCAGTCAACTGAGCAATCTTAGACTCAAGAGTTTCTACGACTTCGTTAAAACGAGATACGGTAGCGAACTCTTCGGCTTCAACTACAACTTCTACTTCGGGAGTTTCCATCTCTGGCTTCACGATTTCAGACACAACACCATCAAGAGTAGTCACAAGAGTACCGTCTTCTAGTTCGTGTGTTGCATCGGGTGCAGGGATATCGCCCTCGGCAGTTTCTACCATTACGATAGTACCTACTGACAACTCACCTTCCCATTTTACGATAGTACCATCCTTCAACGTAGCAGTCTCAAAGGCGATACTTTTTTCTTCTTCAAATCCCAACAAAGTGCGGACTTGTTTTAGAGTTTCTTTTGCGTTCATCATAGTAAAATATATTTTGTTGTTTAGTGTTGCAATTTTATTGACCATCCCATTGAGCAAGAACTCGCTTCAACTCTTCGATGACTTTCATCTCTTCGTCTACTTCGCTCACGAAATCAAACACTCCTTCTACGGAGAAACCTTTGAACTCTCCTGCTTTGACTTTTGCCCACACATCGTCGTTGTCGATTAAGTAAGACACGAACCACGAGCCGTCTGCTACGTCTTCATATCCTTTTGGTGGCATCACGCCTCTCTCTCTATCTACGATGTAAGACTCGAACAAAGACACACCTTCTTCGATTGGTGTTTTGTGATGAGCGTTGACACTATCGTACTTGTTTGACCTTGCCCACTTCTTCGCTATCTTAAAAATAGAATCCTTATCAAACACAACGTAGTATTCACCACGAATAGCATCGCGTCGATAGATAGGCATATCAGCAACCATAGCAACTCCCGAAACAATTCTCTTTTCTTCATCTTGAATGGCGAACTTGCTAGAGTTTATTTTGCGCTCTGTCCAACGAAGCATTTCTTCACCGCCCCACAAGAGATATGAGATAGTGCCACAAGCAGTTTCATCGTTCTCGTTGTAGTATTCTTTCGCTCTTGACAAGTAAGAGTAGATTCGTTGTATTGTGTCATCGCTTATAGGTTCACCTTTTGCTAGTTGTTGACCTCTTACCTTCCCGACTTGTGTTGCACACTTGTTGCCGTTTTCTTCGTTTAAGCGAATGCCTCTCTCTGCGTTTGCTTTTGCACCTTCTGGGTAGTCGATGTAAGATTCGAACGCTTCAAACGCTTGAAAATCTCTTTCGACTGCGGGTGCTTCAACAAGCGATACAAAGTCGATGCCAGTTTCTTCGTCAAACTCGTTGATGTCTAGTCGATAGATTGGTAGATTCATACTCATAAATAGCGTTTATTTGACAATAGATACTTTTTTGTTGTTAGATACTCGTTGTTGTGTGCGAGTGATGTCACCCTCAAGCACGTAGACGCGTTGTTGTTGAGTTAGTTGTTCGTTCCCTCCTTGTTGCAACATAGAAGAACTTGTTTGCGGTGCGCTCATTTGTGGCATACCACCACCACTTTGTTGAGTTGCTTGTTGAGAATTGAACTTTGTCGCTTTGAGTTTGGCGATTTGTGCGACTCCAAAAGCCCCTGCGATACCTGCTTGAATAAAAGGGTAAGCGGGAACGACCGCCGTGATTGGTGAATCTTGCGCAGTCTTGAAAGCATTTTGCACACCCTCAATAGTAGACATAATAGTCGACGCAATCTTCATCGCCTTAGAGAAATTAAACGCTCTCTTTTGTGACTCTTCGTCTTGACGTGAGAACGCTTCTGCTAGTTCTGCGCTAACATCAAAGAAACTCTTTGCAAGGTCGATGAGTTCTGCGTTGTTTACTGCAACGAACAATTTGAACTTCTCTGCGTTTGAGTATTGACGTTGATAGGTTTGCTCTGCGAGTTTGACTTTTGTCTCTTCTCCAAACTGAACCTCTTTGACTTCCTTTGCTATACCTTTTTGAACGTCTTTGAGTTGTTTGTCACGAAGTTCTTGACGTTTGTAGTTGTATATATTCTCAAGTACAAGAAGTGCTTCTTGATTCTCTACATATTGACGACGAGAGTTTGCATACCATTGTTGAAGTGCAAGTAAATCTCTATCGTTTTCATCTGCTTGAAGTACTCTTAATTCTTGATTTAACGTACGAACCTGCTCACGACGCTCTTTCGCTTTTTCGTTTGCTTCTTTTGCTCTATCTGCGTTGTACTTTTTCTCTTCTTCTGCGAGAATAGCAAGAGCATTCTTTGTGTCTAGTATGATTTTGCCCCATTCTTTCTCTGTATTCTTTCCGTAGTTCTTACGCGCTTGAGCAAGTTCATTCTCTAGTTTTTGACGTTGCTTATTGAATGCACCTATTTCGTCTCCTCTTGCTTTTAGAAGCGCAATCTCTCTGTCTAGTTGCTCATTGTTTTTCTCAGTTGCTTTGTTGTACTTCTCCAACGCTCTCTCACTTGCGCTAGTGATACCTACAAAGTCTGTAAATTGTTGTACGAGACCACCAATGAATGAAGCAAAAGTTGACAAGCCGGGAATCAATCCCATAATCGCGTTTTTAATCTTGTCGAAGTTTGCAATGATGAGCGTCAACGCTACACCTAAGACACCAAACGCAAGAGTTGAGATACGCCCTAAAGATTGAAACGCTTGAATCACACCACCTTTGATGTTCTTTGCGATAGCGGTGAATTGTTGCTGAATCTTTCCAAGACCCTCTAGACCATCCGCAAGAGCCATCGCCCCTTGAATTTTAATCATTGTCTTTTGTAGGTCTTCGCTCTCGCTACCAAATAGAGCCATTGCACCTTGCGCCGCTTGAAATCCACGAGCGACACCTTGAACAATCGTTTGTACTTGCGCGAACTTATCGGGGTTGACTGCTGACACTCGGTCATTGAAGTCTTCCATCCTGTCACGAAGCAAAGCCAGTTTCTTTTCTGCTTCTACTGCTTCTGGCGAGAACTCACCAAAGGTGCGAACTGCTTCTTGTGCTTCGATTGTTGCTTGACGAATCTCGCCTTTGAACCCTTTAAGATTCGATTTGACTTCGAGTTCTACCGTTGATTTAATAGCCATATTTTATCCGTTACCTATTACATAAAAATTTGAACCATCGCAAACTATCCACTTC